ACCTACTACCTGCCGTCGTTCGTCCCCTCGGGCAGCAACCTCCTGCCGATCAGCACGACGGCGGGGCTGACGGTGGGCGTCTGGGCCCAAATGATGGACCTGACGCAGCCGATTTTGAATTTTTCCGACGGCGGCCTCGACGGCATCGGCACGGCCAAAGTATTCCTCGGTCAGGCCGTCAAGATCATCGGGCTCGACGACGGTACGGGCGACACTTTCGACATCGTCTACGGCACGTATGACTCGGCCACGGGTGAGACGTTCATCCGCGTCACGGCGCCGACGACATTCGCCAACGGGTCCACCATCACGCTGTCGGGCCTCACAGGCACGGGCGCGTTCGCCTCTCTCAACGGTTCGTGGACGACGTTCGCCTCAACTTTGAGCGGCCCCGGCACGACCGACTTCTACTTCACCGGAACGTCGGGCCTCGGAGCCACCACCATCACAGGCGGCACCGTAACGTGGGCGGGCGATCTCACCCCGCGCATCGTCATCAGCCCCGCCGCCGAATTCAACTACGCGGGCACCACGACCAGCCCCGGCACCAATGCGACGTGTTTCCGCACCTACCGACCGGAAGTGGGCAACATCGTCTTCCGCGACATGCGGTTTTCCTACGACCGCACGGAGCCTCCGTTCAACGCGCAGACGGTAGTGAACGCAGCGCGGCTCAACAACACGCTGTTCACTGGGCTGTCGTTTGAGTGGCCCGCGAGGTCCATCTCTGCCAATGGCGCAATCAACGGCAGCATCTCCCAGTGCAACTTCACGAACGGCGGCGCGTTTACCTACTGCGTCGTGTTTGACGACGGCGCGAGCGGGTGGCGCATCTCCGACTGTCACGCGCAAGGGGGGCGTCACTTTATTCAAGGGGGCCTGACCGCGCAGTACTTCATGGCGTCGTGCCATGTGCGGATTGAGAACAGTCAGTTCTCGAATTTCTATCTGGCGCCCCTGACGGCGCATGGCTACGCCCGCGACTGGATTTTTGAGGGGAACGAGGTCTGGGGCGGCACGACGGACACCGGAAGCGCCGGGCTGATCCTTCGCGGCCTGCGGCTCACGTCGCGCAACAACCGCATCACGGGCTGCAACACAGGCGTGGTTTTCTCGCCCAATCAAGGCTGCATCCTCGACGGCGGCGAGATCATCAACTGCAACACGGGCGTGGCTATCGCCCGCACGTTGGAGGCGCAGATACGCAACTACCCCTTCATTCAGGGGTCGAGGGACGCACACATCTACGTGTACCCTTACGAGTACCTTCGCCCCACGTCTCCGTTCCCCGGCATCAACATCACGGCGAAGGTGGCCCCGACGCGCTACGTGTACTTCATCGATAGCGGCACCTATGACAACGCGACGGGAGCCGTCTCGATCACGCTCACGCAGCCGTTCATCTTCAACACCGGTGCCACACTGCTGCTCGACCAGTTGACGGGCACGGGCGCCGCCAGTTCGCTCAACGGCACCTACACGTCGACCTCCGGTTCTGCCGGGACCTTCATCTTCACCTTCACAGCAGCATCCGGCCTCGGCGCAATCACGATTGACACGGGCACCGTGACGTTCCTGCAGAGGCCGACCAACGGCGACGTCATGTGGCTGACGAACAGTCCCGGCGTCGCGCCGCTCATGGCGGACACCACGCGCATCGACATCAAGTCCGACGCGCTCGCGCCGATCTTCACAACGTGGGAAGAGGATGGCACCACTCCTTTGGGAGTGCCCTTCCCGGGGGAGTTCTCCGTTGGCGTAACGACCAAGACGGCCAACTTCTCGTTCGTGCCGTATCTCTACGCCACGTACATGTTCGACACGACGTCGGGGAATGTCACCGGCACGTTGCCCAACGCCACGACGTTGATCGGTATGCGCGTGCAGGCCAAGAAGACGAACACGGGCGGAAGCACGGCCACCATAGCGACCACCAGCTCTCAAACTATCGACGGGAGCGCCACCAAGGTTCTGACCGACAACGAGTTCGTCACATTGATCGCCGAGGGTACGAGTGTAACGGCCAACTGGTATATCGTGTAGCGTGGCACCCCGGCCAACTTCCCTGAGGATTCCATGAGCACGAACCGGAAGGCATTCTTCGACGGTGTTCGCCCGGACCTGTTCGGCGGCACGCTCACACAGGCTCAGGTGGACGGCATCGGAGCCATCCTCGACGAGTGGGAGGTGCGCAAGCTGACGGACCTGCGCTGGCTGGCCTACATGCTCGCGACGACCTACCACGAGACCAACATGACCATGCAGCCGGTGCGCGAGGCGTATTGGCTGTCGGAAGACTGGCGGCGCAAGAACCTGCGCTACTACCCGTGGTACGGCCGCGGCTACGTGCAGCTCACATGGGAAGAAAACTACAAGAAGATGGGCTCCCTGCTCGGCGTCGACCTGCTGGATAACCTCGACCTCGCCATGGACCCACGCATCGCCGCCGCCATCATGTTCGAGGGCATGATGGCAGGGGACTTCACCGGCAAGTGTCTCAAGAACTATTTCAACGACACGACGGACGACCCGGTCAACGCCCGGCGGATCATCAACGGCACCGACAAGGCCGAGCTGATCGCCGGGTATCACCGTGGGTTCCTGAGTGATCTCCAATACGCGCGCGGGGGGACCGTCTGATGCCTTTCCTCCCTCTCCTGCTCGGCCTCGCGCCGACCGTCGCCAGCTGGATTCTCGGCGATAAGACTGGTGCCGCGGTAACGAAGATCACAGGCATCGCCCAAGATCTTCTGGGAACCTCCGACGCCGCCGGCATCGAGAGGGCCATCGCTGCCGACCCCAACCTAGCCCTGCAGTTCAAGATGGCGATCATTCAGGCTGAGGCCGACGCCCGACGGCAGGAATTCGACACCCTGCAGGCGCAGCTCGCGGACGTGCAGAGCGCCCGCAACCAGACGGTAAAGCTCGCCGAGGCTGGATCGGTGATTGCGTGGGGCGCGCCGATCATCAGCATACTGATCACGATTGGCTTTTTCGCGATGCTGTACGTCGTGGTTCGTCAAGAAATCCCCGAGAGTTCCCAGACGCTCGCCAACATCATGTTGGGCAGCCTTGGTACTTCATTCACAGCAGTGGTAGGATACTGGGTCGGCAGCTCCGCCGGCTCTGCGCAGAAAACCAACGCACTTGAAAAGCTTGCCCGCGGTTAGGGGGTAGAATGACGACCGGACTGACCTACGCCACGTTCGTCGCCGAGCTGGCTAATCTCGCGGTGGTGGACCCGGCAGACGTCAATTTCGTCGCCAATCTGCCGCAGTGCATCACCTACGCCGAGAACCGCATCTATCGCGATCTTGACCTGCTCTCGACGGTCACCGCCGCTTCCGGCTTCGCTTGCGCGACAGGAAGCCGCCAGATCACGTGGCCCATGACGCAGTTCGTGACGGTGCAGGAGATCAACGTCATCACGCCGTCGAGCACGACAAACCCGGACGCGGGCACGCGCGTCACCTTGTTGCCGACGACGAAAGTCTGGATGGACACGGTCTACGCCTCGCCGACAGCTACGGGCGTCCCCCAGTGGATGGCCATGCTCAACCAGAACACCGCACTGATCGCACCATGGCCGAACGCCAACTACAGCGTCGAAATCGTCGGCACCGTCCGACCCGACTCCCTGTCGGCGTCCAACACGACGACCTTCATCAGCACGTACCTGCCGGACCTGTTCCTCATGGCCTCCATGGTCTTCGTCAGCGGCTATCAGCGCGACTTCGCGCTCGGCGCCAGCCAGCCGAACGACCCCGGCATGCCCATCAACTACGAGACGCAGTACCAGACGCTGCTCAAGAGCGCGACGGTCGAGGAGGCACGCAAGCGTTTTGAGGCCGGGGCGTGGTCGTCGATGGCACCGGCGGTCGCGGCAACGCCGTCGCGAGGGTAGCGCATGCACGCCACCCTGAAGCTGATCCCGACGGTCGACCTCAACCGGACGCCGGCTCTCAACGAGGCCGCGATCAGCTCCACTCAGCTTGTGCGCTTCATCAAGGACCGCGAGAACCTCGGGCTCGTTCAAAAACTGGGCGGCTGGTCGCGTTACTACCCCTCGGCGCTGACAGGCGTGCCGCGCGCCCTGTGGGCGTGGCGCGACAACCTCTCCAATGACTATCTCGCCGTCGGCAACGCGGGCACCCCGGAGGGCTCCCTCTACGTCATCAACGAGGGCGCGGCGCGAGACATCACGCCTCAAGTCTTCGACACTAACCCCGCCGTGGATTGCACGACAACCCTCGGCTCAAGCACCGTGACCATCGGCGACCCCGGTTTCAGCGCGGCCACGACAAGCGCATCCGGCGACGGCACGACGGCTACGATTACCTACGCGGGCACGCATGTGTTCCCCGTCGGCGGAACCGTTGTTGTCGCTGGCGTGACGCCCGCGGGCTTCAACGCAACCGCTACTGTGACAGCCTCATCGGCAGGGTCTGTGTCATACCTGAATGCCACGGTAGGGCCTCAAACTGTCGCGGGCACCGTGGGCAGCGGCGGCAGCAACATCACCAGCTACGACGCGGTCTACATCCCCGCGCACATCAGCGTGGGCGGCCTGATCCTGTTCGGGGTGTATCCCTGCGTCGCGGCGTCGTCCACGACATACCAGATCACGGCCCTCGACGCGCTGGGTGACCCGGCACTGGCGACGTCTTCGGTGGCTAACGGCGGCGACGTGGCCGAGTTCGACACGACAAGCGGGGCGTCAATTGTCACCGTCACCTTGAATGACCACGGTTTTGCCGTGGGTGATACCTATTCTGTGCTGATCGCGACTACGGTTGGCGGCGTTACGTTGACCGGCGACTACATTGTGCAGACGGTCCCGACCGTAAACACGTTCACCATTCAGGCAGCGCAGTCGGCCACCGCGACGACGTCAAGCTTCATCAATGGGGGCGACGCCCGCTACATCTACTACGTGACCTACGGGCCGCTGACCGAGGGCACCGGCTACGGGACCGGGGGCTACTCGGTCGGTGGGTACTCGACGGGCGCCGATGCCGTTGCGGCGGCGGGGTTTCCCGTCGAGGCGTCGGACTGGGCCATCGACAACTGGGGCGAGATCCTCATCGCCAGCCCCGACACGTCGTCGCTGCTCACATTCGACGAGGAGCCCGGAGGACCGATCTACCAGTGGTCGCCGACCACCAGCTTCCTGAACGCCCAGATCATCCCGCAGGCGCCGATCTCGAACCACAGCATGTTCCTTGCGATGCCGCAGCGGCAGATCGTGGCTCTCGGGTCCACGTTCACGGGCGTGCAGGATCATCTGCTGATCCGGTGGTGCGACCTGAACAACTTCAATTCGTGGATCGCGACGCCGGTCAATCAGGCGGGCTCGTACCGGCTGACCAAGGGCAGCCGCATCGTTGGCGGCCTGCAGGGCCCGCAGCAGGGCCTGATCTGGACCGACCTCGCGCTCTGGTCGATGCAGTACGTCAACCTGCCGGACGTCTACAATTTCAACGAGATCGCGGTAGGGTGCGGCCTGATTGGCAAGAAGGCGATGGCTATCCTGAACAACACTGTCTTCTGGATGAGCCAGTCGCAGTTTTTTGTCTTCGCTGGCGACGGCGTGAAGCCGCTGCCGTGTACGGTGTGGGATTTCATATTTCAGGAACTGGACACGGACTACGTCGACAAGATCCGCGCGGCGCCGAACTCCCGCTTCAACGAGATCACGTGGTACTTCCCGACGCAGTCCGGCGGCGGAGAGGTCGATGCCTACGTCAAGTACTCGCTGTCGACGGGCGGGTGGGACTTCGGGTACCTGTCGCGGACTGCGTGGATCGACCAGTCGGTACTTGGGCCGCCCATCGGCGGTGCCTCAAGCGGCCTCATCTTCCAGCATGAGACGTCGCCGAACGCCGACGGGCAGCCGATGGCTTCGAGCTTCCAGACGGGATACTTCACCCTGCAGGACGGCGACCTGCTGTCGTTCATTGATCAGGTCTGGCCGGACTTCAAGTGGGGCTACTACAACGGCGCCCAGAACGCGACGCTGTTGATGACGTTCTACGTCGCCGACTACCCGGGCCAGACGCCGCGTGTCCACGGCCCGTACTCGATGACGCAGGCGACACAGTACATCACACCGCGACTGCGCGGCCGCCTCGTGTCGATCAAGTTCGAGAGCAGCGACGTCGACACTTTCTGGCGCATCGGTGCCCCGCGTTACCGCGTCACCCCCGCCGGGAAATTCTGATGGCCTCATTAGACGACATTCTCACTACCCAGAAGAACGGTGTCGTTGCCATCAACGGCATCCAGCGCCTGATGGGCGACTTCCTGACGCTGATCCAGCCGGCGCTCGGTTCCGCCCTGAAAGTCAAATACACGCCGGTCAGCGGCACCTACACGGTCGCTGCGGGGGACTGTGTCGTCGACTGCACGGCCAACACGTTCACGGTGACCCTGCCCACGGCCATAGGCCTTCAGGGTCAGATCTTCACCGTGAAGAACAGCGGCACGGGCGTCATCACCGTAGCCGCCGCCGGTGGCGAATTCATCGACGGCGCGGCAACGCGCATCATAGCCGTTCAATACGAGAGCCTCACAATCGTGTCGACCAACACCGGGTGGATTGTCGTCTAATGTCATACATCATGCCCCCGGTCCCGCACATCACGGTGCTGGATTTGGCAACCCAGACCATCGCCGCAATCAATACGGCGCAGGTCGTCACGTTTTCGACGGTTGGCGAAGCTCGCGGCATCTCGCTCGTATCTTCGTCGCGCATTACACTGCCGGTGCCGGGAGTGTATCAGTTCGCCTTCTCGGCGGTCGCGCAAGCCTTAACTTCAAACAAGTTCCTGTCGATCTGGTTCCGCAAGAACGGCAGCGACGTGGCAAACTCCAACACGCGCATAGTCTGCCTGAACGGCGAGCCGACCATTATGGCGGCGGTCATCAACCTGTCCTGCACTACGGCAGGCGACTACTATCAACTGTGGATGGGGGGCACCGCCACTTCAGCGGGCGTGTACACTACCGCCGCTACTGCGGGGCCACCGGCTGAACCTGCGGTGCCGTCGATTATCGTGACAGCGATGCAGGTATCCTGACACGGTGTCATCTATGGGGGTTCCACGGCGCGCGGTATAATCACCTGTTACCCGGAGTATCTGAGTGCCATTGAAGCGCGGTTCCTCGCAGGCCAACATCGGCGAAATGCTCAACGCCGGGCGTCCGCGCGAGCAGGCCATCGCCGCCGCCCTGAACACGGCGCGCAAGACGCGCGCCACCGGGGGCAAGGTCCACACCGGCGCGATCCACAGCGCCGTTGCCGGAAGAACGGATCATCTCCCAATGCACGTCCCCTCAGGGGCGTATGTCATTCCGGCTGATATCATCTCGGCCATGGGCGAGGGCAACACGACGGCGGGCTTCAAGGTCGCCAAGTCGATCTTCACCTCACCCTTCTACGACGCCTCGAAGGCGGGAGCCGGCGCACCCTACGGCCAGTCCGGCGAACCGTATGGGGCCGAGGGCGATCAGCCCTACACCGACGACGTGCTGCCCTACAACGCGCCGATGCCGGGCAAGGCAGAGGGCGGCAGCGCGACGGTCCCCATCGTCGCCGCCGGCGGCGAGTACGTGATCCACCCCGAGGACGTCGTGCGGCTCGGCAAGGGCTCGCTCGATGACGGGCACAAGATCCTCGATGAATTCGTGAAGAAGTTCCGCGCGAAGACCATCAAGACACTCGAAAGCCTCCCCGGGCCGAAGAAAGACTAATGAGCACGTCCGCAACCCCGTCAA